TATGAGATTCATTATGCAGAACCTTTAGGTGAACTACACTGTCTACATAGATGTGATAATCCTTCTTGTATAAATCCTTTTCATTTATTTTCTGGAACTAATACGGATAACGTGAAAGATAAGGTAGCAAAAGGGAGATGTTACACTGGCAACCAAAAAGGTCAGAGTAATGGCAACTCTAAATTGACAGATACACTTGTCAAGGAGATAAGACGGTTGTATAATAGTGGAAGTTACACAACAGTTCAGTTAGGTGAGAAGTATGGTGTTACTCGTAGCACTATTTCTTACATAGTCAACAACAAAACTTATACACATTTATTGGAGAATTGAGCGTGGCGAAGGGTTTCACAGTTAAAGCAGCAACACCCAAGAGTAAGAGTAGTACTCAAGAATGGGACTATGTTGCGATTAAAGAACGAATGAAGGGAAAGAAGATTGTCTTCTGTCTTCCTGGTCGTGGAGTAAGTTATACCTATCTTAAGAACTTTGTTCAACTATGTTTTGACATGGTTCAGAATGGGATGAGTATTCAGATTAGTCAAGATTACTCTTCGATGGTAAACTTTGCACGTTGTAAGTGTTTGGGTGCTAACGTACTACGTGGACCAGATCAGATTCCATGGGATGGTAAGTTGGAGTATGACTATCAGTTATGGATCGATAGTGACATTGTATTCGACACTAGTAAGTTTTGGCAACTATGTGATCTTGCATTGAATGCTGAAGGTGAAGAGAAAGAGATCGTATCTGGTTGGTATAGTACAGAAGATGGTAAGACTACTTCTGTTGCACACTGGTTAGATGAAGATAACTTCCGTAGTAATGGTGGTGTTATGAATCATGAGATGGTTGATGGTATTCAGAAACGTAAGAAGCCATTTACTGTAGACTATGCAGGATTTGGTTGGTTGATGATTCAACATGGAGTCTTTGAGGACTTCAATGAAGATGGTACAAAGAAGATGCCTTATCCATGGTTTGCACCTAAGATGCAAGTCTTTGAATCAGGTGCAGTTCAAGATATGTGTGGAGAGGATGTTTCATTCTGTCTCGATGCAATTGAATCTGGATTTGATATCTGGTGTGATCCTCGTATTCGTGTTGGACATGAAAAGACTAGGGTCATTTGATCACATTAACGTACACTTTTTATAACTGGTAATTAACTATGGCTATGATGAAAAATGGGAACTATATTCCCGCAAAACCAAAGAAGTCCCGTCAGGGTCGTTCACAGTATACTCTCTTGAGTGCCACTTCTCGTAATGGTGCAAAGAAGAGGTATAGGGGTCAAGGTAAGTGAGTTATCATCTCACAGTATCTGAGGAGTGGTATTCAATCCAACCAGAAGATCTGTGGGTTTATAATAAATTACAACTAAGCCAGGTGTTAGGTTATACTTGTGGTCCAGCTGGACTAGAAGTTCCTAACCCTGGTTTTTATATTGTTCGCCCATGCTTTAATATTCTGGGTATGAGTAGATACAGTAAGATAGAAGAGATAAAGGAGGATACAGAACATTTACATCCTGCAGAGTTTTGGTGTGAGATATTTGAGGGAGAACATATCTCAGTTGATTATCAAAACAAACAATCAAAATTAGTTGTAAGAGGTATTAGAGACAGTAAAGATGAACTTTACCAATGGACTAAATGGGAGGCCTTAGAGAGGACTGTGGAGTTCCCAGAGGTCTTGAATGATGTGGGAGATAAGTATGAATGGATTAACTGTGAGTTTATTGGTGGTAAGTTAATTGAGGTTCATTTTAGAAGAAACCCAGACTTTAGATATAACAATACAATAGCTATTCCGGTATGGGATGATCAACAGATCCCAGAGTTAGAAGAATCAAGTGGATACAGATACATAGAAGATAAAGAATATCGCCGTAGGGGATTTATCATCGATGGAAGATCAGAACAACATGCTTCGTGAGATTGCAAATGATAATCTCACACCAAAGAATACAAAGAAAAAAGTAAACACTGATGGACTTTTTGAAACAACTGATTGTTCTCACCCTGATCATCAGTGTACTTGTGGTGCTCAACAGATAGTACTAAACGAATATTGAAAAATACTGTCTAAATAAAGACAGTATTCCTGTATCATTGTGCCAGTTCAAAGGGTCAGTCAAGAATTTAAGGACATTAGTGCTTCGTTTCAGATTAACCCCTTGAACAATGATTTGATTGCGATTAAAAATACGACCGCAATTTCAAGATCAATTCGCAATTTGATCTTGACAAAGAGGGGAGAAAGACCATTTGAACCTAACTTGGGTTCTGGTGTTTATGATCTTCTTTTTGAAAATATAGATAAACAAACAGCAACTATCATTCGTGATGAGATCATTTTAGTTATTGAAAATTATGAACCCAGAGTTGAGATTATTGAAGTCTTAGTTAAACCCAACTATGATACTGCTTCAATGGACGCAACTATTCAGTATGAAATTGTTGGAATAAATGTTCCAGCACAGGAATTAACATTAGCATTAGAACCCACTAGGTAGATAGATGCCTTTAGTAAATTTTAGTAGTTTAGATTTTGATCAGATAAAGACTTCGATTAAGGATTATCTTAAAGCGAATTCAAACTTTACTGATTACGACTTTGAAGGGTCTAACCTTTCATCAATTATTGATGTGTTGGCGTATAACACATATCTCACTTCATACAACACCAACATGGTGGCAAATGAAGTATTCATTGATAGTGCCACGTTGAGACAGAATGTTGTCTCCCTGGCAAGAAATATTGGATACTTTCCAAGATCTAGGAAAGCGTCGAAGGCAAACATTACTTTCTCTGTTGATGCAAGAAACACTAATACCACATCTATCACATTAAATTCTGGTATCTGCGTTACAAGTAGTGTAAGATTTTCAAGTCAGAACTTTACTTTTATAGTTCCTAGTTCTATTACTGTACCAGTAGGTTCTGATGGGTTTGCAAAGTTTGAGAATATTGATATTTACGAAGGAACATATATTAACCAAGCATTCACTGTAAGTTCTAGACTTCCTAACCAGAAGTTTATTCTTTCTAATGCAGGTATTGACACTGATTTGATGAGTGTCATTGTAAGAGAGTCAGAGACATCTACAATTCAACAGAAGTACACACTAGCAGATAGTTTGTTTGAGGTCGATGATACTTCTCCAGTATACTTCCTCAAAGAAACAGATGGTGAAAGATATGAGGTCTTATTTGGTGATGGTGTATTTGGTAAAAAGTTAGAAGAACCAAACTATATTAGTATCAGTTATTCAGTTTGTGCTGGATCGTCTGCAGATGGTATTGATAGATGTAGGTTCTCTGGTACTCTGGCAGATAATAATGGTAATGTAGTTATCAACGGTATCTCACTGATAACTGTCAATACTCCTTCTTATGGTGGAAAGGATATTGAATCTACTGAATCTGTTAAAAAATATTCAACACAGATCTATGCATCACAGAACAGGGCAGTTACTACAGCCGACTATGAAGCGCTTGTTCCTAAACTTTATACAGAGACTGAATCTGTATCTGCATTTGGTGGAGAGGTTCTGACACCTCCAGCATATGGTAAGGTCTTTATAAGTGTGAAACCAAATAATGGAGTATATCTTTCTACTAATATTAAAGAAAATCTTATAGGGGATTTGAAGAAATATTCTGTTGTTGGTATTCTTCCAGAGATTGTTGATCTTAAGTATTTGTATGTCGAGACTGATGTCAAAGCATATTACAATACAGAAGTTGCCCCTTCTGCGGATTTTGTTAGGACATTGATTATTCAGAACATTGATAGATACTCAAACTCTGGGGGGTTGAATCGATTCGGTGCAAGATTTAAGTACAGTAAATTCCAGAAAATTGTTGATGATAGCAATATTTCGATAACTTCAAATATTACCACAGTGACCATGAGAAGGGATTTGGAACCTGTGTTAAATAGTTTTGCAGAATATGAAATTTGTTACGGAAATCGTTTCCACATTAAGAGTGAACTTGGTTACAACATCAAATCATCAGGATTTAAGGTTGGTGGTATCAGTGATATCGTTTATCTCAGTGATAGACCAAACACTGATTTGAAGACAGGATCTATATTCTTGTTCAAGTTGAACTCCCCAACAGAACCTGTCATATTGAAACAGTCAATTGGAACTATTGATTATGTTAAAGGTGAAATTAAATTGAATCCAATCAATATTATATCAACAGTTGTGAATAGGACAATTCCACTAATTGAAATTTCCATTTCACCATATTCAAACGATGTGATTGGTTATCAAGATCTCTACTTACAGTTGGACAGTTCAAACTCCATAGTAAGTACCATCTCCGATAACATTTCCTCTGGTAATGATATTTCGGGCACAAATTACATAGTATCATCCAGTTATACAAACGGATCTCTCATCAGATAATAAAGAATGTCAGTAGATAGAATTAAGTTCCAGAATATTGTCGAGAGCCAAGTTCCCGACTATGTTAAAGACGACTACCCACTTCTTGTCGATTTCTTAAAACAATATTATGTTTCACAAGAATTTGAAAGTGGAACGTATGATATTGTTCAGAATATTGACCAATATATAAAGGTTGAAGAATTAACACACCTCAAAACCTCTACAATTCTTGGTGCAGATTTATCATATATTGATACGACCATTACGACAAACTCCACAGAAAACTTCACCGAAGGGTTTCCAACTAAAGATGGTTTGATTCAGATTGACGATGAGATTGTTTATTATGAATATAAAACTGATACATCTTTTGAGAACTGTAGAAGAGGATTTAGTGCAGTAACCTCATATGAAGGATCTAACACTCCCGATGAGTTAGTATTCAATACAACAGAGGCTGATACTCACACTAAAAATACAAAAATTAAGAATTTAAGTATTCTCTTCTTACAAAAGTTCTTATTAAAACTGAAGTCACAAGTTGTTCCTGGTTTCGAAGATAGAACTTTATATTCTGGATTGAATCAAGAAAACTTTATATACCATTCAGATAGTTTTTACAAATCAAAAGGAACTGATAGATCCTTTGAAATTCTTTTCAGAGCACTTTATGGCGAAGATGTAGAGGTTATCCGACCCAGTGAGTTTCTGTTAAAACCTTCTAATGCAAACTTCAAGGTAACCAATGATATTATTGTTGAGCAATATCTTGGTGATCCTATGGATCTCAGGAATAAAACTCTTTTCCAGGACAGTAGTGGTGCCAGGGGTTCTATAAGTAATGTCAGACCCGTTGTATATAATGGAAAAGATTATTACCAAGTCAGTCTTGATCTTGGGTATCAGAGAGATATCAATGTTGACGGTACTATTTTAGGTTCTTTTGTGCCAAATCAAAAGACAAAAGTTCTAAATGATGTTTCAATTGGTTCGACATATATTGATGTAGATTCGACGATTGGTTTTCCAGAAGAAGGAGGATTACATGTTATCGATGTTGACGACAATGAATATATTATAACGTACTCAACCAAAAACAATAATCAGTTCTTTAACATTCCCCCAGTAAGTAATGTACTCAAAAAAGGAACAGATATTGCTATAAACAATTTTGCATATGCATATGTTGATCAAAGTGAGTCTCAAGAGAAAATCGAGGTAAAGATATCTACAGCACTTAAGAACATTACCTTTGAAGAGAAAACCTTTTCTCTTAAGAAGGATGATACAATTCAAATTCAATCTATTGGTATTGAGAAGTATACAGAGAAAACAAGAAACTGGAATTTAAATGTCAAAGCTGGTTGGAAAGTACAATCATTCAATTTAACTGACCCTAGTTCAAAAAAATATAGTATTGTTTTAAATGAAGATCATCTCTTAGAGATTGGTAATAAAGTTCACTTTATTGATCAAAATAATATTGCTATTGAAGGAACTGTTTCGTCAATTTCTTCTAGAAAAGAATTCTCAACAAATACACAAACGTTACTTAATTCATCAAATGATTATAGAGTAGAGAATCAAATACTTTATACAAACTCGACGAAGTATTCGTATTTGAATAAGTATTTTACAAATGTACAGAATACTTACTCTAAGTTTAATGAAGATCTTCTTGTTTCATCCAATTCAATTCCATCATACAAAAATGTTTTAATAAATCCATATAATAGATCTCTGAAATTTAGTGGTACTGCGACTAATAATACTATTCAACTGTCGAATAATGATGATCATGGTTTTTACACTGGTGACGCCGTATACTATACTCCGGGTAAAGTTATCACTACAACCACAGATAGTGATGGAAATACAATTGTAACATCAGTTATATCAACATTCGATGATGTGGTTGAAGGTGTCTTCTATGTCAAGAGAGTTGATGGTCTCAATATCAAACTTTCAAAAAGTAGATCAAATCTTTTTAGTAATATCTTTGTTACATTAAATGGTACCGTATCAGATGTTAAATTTGAATACTTCAACTTTTACAATAAAACATTTGAGCCACAATCAATCTATAGAGAAATACTACCACCTGTAAATAAGAGTGGTGAATATAAGACTGTTTCTGGATACACAGGTATTCTGAATAATGGTGTGGAGATTCTAAATTACAAATCTCCCAACAAACTTAATTATGGCAATATAACTGAACTTAAAATTACAAATGGTGGAAGGGGTTATGATGTCATCAATCCCCCCATCGTAAAAATTAATGACAATGTAGGAACTGGTGCATCTGGTATTACAAATGTCAAGGGCCAATTAGAAAGAATTGATATTCTCGACGGTGGTTTTGATTATCAAGACAAACCCATTGTCTCTATATCTGGTGGTAATGGTGTTAATGCATCCGCAGGAGTTAGACTTTCGTCTGTAACTCATAGTGTATTATTTAATGCAGAAAAGAATTCAGCACAGGTAAGTTTGGGGTCCAGTACAATTGGATTTTCTACCTATCACAAGTTTAGAGACAGTGAAGAGGTAATCTACCTAACAGATAGTCAGAGGGCCGTTGGAGGTCTTTCTACTGGCGCCTCATACTACGTTGGAGTTGAAGATAGTAAGACAATCAAACTCTACGAAAATTTAAATGACTCTATTGTTGGTATCAATACCATTGGTTTAACTTTATTTGGTAACGGTGTTCATAGATTTAGGTCTTCTACTTTAAAAAGTATTGTCACATCTATAGTTGTAACGAATCCTGGTACTGGATACGAAAATAAAGAGAGAAACATTGTTGGTGTTAATACTGCGTCAAACGAGTTTACTATCGATAATCATGGTTACTCCGAAAAAGAAATTGTAAGATATACATCCGGTTCTTCGCCAATTGAAGGTCTTGTGGACTCCAAAGATTAT